ATATTTTCTATTTAGATATTTTTGGAACGTTGCCCATTTATAATCTAAAACTGCAATTGGTTCATTGTTATCTTCCCATTTAAGTGCTGTTACATTCCATATTGCTGGAGTAAATTCACTTACGTATGGAGATATATCTGCAAACCATTGTCCACTTGCGGTAGGTGCTGCATTTCTATTAGTTTCTACTAATAACCATCCGTCTCCACCTTTAGTTTTATTAGATATGATGCTACCAGATAATTCCCATAATGATTGATCAAAACTACTAGTTAATGAAAATAATGCTTCAGAGGAGCTCACTTGGTAATTTACCCAAAGTGCGCTTTGATCTGTTCCGCTGCTACTGTAATTTAGTCTAATCATCGTCTAAGAATAAATATGTTTATTGTATAAGATAGATATTAAAAAAAAGGGGGTCATTTATAGACCCCCCAATTTTTAAGAATATATTTAAGATCCTACAGTTATACCCGAAAGTACACTTGTTAAGACAGATCCACTTACTTCACTTGCTGGGAATGGTTCATCCCCTGTAAATGTTAGTGTGTATCCGTTTAGGTCTCCAAAAGCTGTCCCCGTTTGTCCAGTTCCTCCTGATAATGTCATACCATTTTCTTGGCCTAAATAGAAAAATTGTCCTATTCCGCCGTCTTCAGTACCATTATTAGTTTGAACTATAATCTTAAGGTCTGGGTTCTGTGCTAGAACCTTAACCTGATTACGAGTAGACGATTGTAGTTTCTGGAATGGTGCATTTACTACTTGTTCGTAATAAACTGTACCATTTTCGATACTACTGTTAATAGTTTCTGTAAAGTCACCTGTGTTTTTAGCAAGTTCGAATAAAAAGAACGTACCTGATCCACTGATAGCTGTTAATAAACCATTATTTGCGCCTGTTACTGAACTAACTGAACCACTTAATATATAAATTTGACGAAGTCCACCCATGTTATCTCGACAACCTAGTTGAAATCCTGATGTAATATCACATGCCATAATTTTAAGTTTTATTTGTTAGTTAATAATCGGTTAATGCTCTTAGTTTACGTCGTTAGAAACCCAGTAATGAGGATGTCCAATTTGAGTACCTAATTTGTTTCTCAATCTGTATTTGATAGTATCAGAGTTGATATCATACCAAAGTTGATAGTTACTTGTATCTGAAATAAGATCACATCCAACGAATGCATCAGAAGCAGGTCCTAGTACTACTCTCTCTTTGTTACGTAATCCCCATCCACCAACGATTACCACGTTAGGGTATCCTGGTAATGGAACTTCGTAAAATCCTCCTCTTGACTTCACTGAAGTTGGGTCAAAGTGGAATAAGTTCTGAGTTGTAAGACCGTTGATGATTCTTTGGAATACTTTGATACCACAGAAGAAAGTTAAATCACTAACATCTAAGATGTTTGGATCAGCAACTTCTAACATTCCTGTTAACTGTGCGTATGCAGTAGATCCTGTAATTGGAGTTGCAGATGCCCCAGTAGCACTTACTACATTAGCAGTAGAACCACTAATTAGTTTGTGAAAACCATCAGCTTCTGGCTCTACAGAAGATCCAGCGAACTGAGATCCTGATACTGCGTTCCAAATAAAGTTATCATTGTCTTGTTGTGCCTTAGCTACTAATTCAGTAGTTAGGTCATTTAATAAACTGAAAGTCTCTTCGTAAGATCCTTCAGGTAAAGCAGATATACCTAGGTATTTCTGAGTAAGCGTTTGAAGATTCCAAGCATCGTAAGCTGTTCTCTTCGTAACAGTAATGTTTCTTTGAGTAAATATTGCTGAACCACTTGGAGTAGTTACTGCATCACCACCTTGAAAATAAGGTATAACAGCAACCTTGTTCAAAGGCTCTTGATATTTAATCCCTTCTTGAATACTTACATACTCGGCAGTGTTGCCTTTGTAAATAGTTTGAAGTAAAACTTTACCTGCTACTTCGTTGTTAAAGTCTGCTAATGCAGCTACATTTAATCCCATAATAGTTTAAGTTTAATTTTAATTATTTGTTAGACATTCTCTTCAACATTGCGTTGTAGCGTTTGTCTGCTTTTGTTGTGCCTTCCGCTCTGGAAAACTTGATTGCTGGAACAGTCTTATCAGCTGCTGGTTCTGAACTAAATGAAGACATTTTTTCTTCCATGGATTTCATTTTGTCATCCATAGACTTCATTTTGTCTTTTAATTCTTCTACTTTCGCCTCAACTACTTCTCCAATTACTTCGATAACGTCTTCTAGCTTAAATCCGCCTGCGTTAATTAAGTCTTGCTTCTCGTCTTTAATTCCGTCTAGATATCCTTCCTCTTCAGCATCAGTTCTAGCGTCCATTTCATCTTCTTTAGATGCGAATGCTCCTTCGTCTGATTTATCACCTTTCTTAATTAAATCTTTAGCTTGTGGATCTTTGTCTTCTTCAACCATCTTATCTTCTTTAAGATCAGCTGAACCTTCACCTTTAGCGTCTGGATATTTAAGACCCGTGATTTTAGAGTCTTTGTCTAGAATAAATTGGATACCAGATGTTGATACGTGCTCTCCTTCAGGTGCTTTAACCATATTACCATCTTTGTCCTCTATAAATAGAGTTTGTCCGATAGCAAATTTGCCAGCCTCTTCGTTAGATACTTTTGAACCATCTTCTAGTTCCGCTTTATCGAATTTTTCAACGTTTGCTTCGACTAAATTAAAGTGTTGTTTTACTAACTCTTTTAATTCATTTTTAGTCATAGTAAATGTTTTTGAAAAAAATTATTGATGAGGCTACTTGCCTCATTTCGTTAATCATAAATATCCGTATTATTTCACTTCTTTTACAAAATCTGTTGGCTTCTGTTGATATTCTATTTATATTAGATACGTATAATATGAACAAATAAAAATATACAATATGAGAACATTTTACAACAAACAAGATTCATGGCCTAAAATATGTACGGCATGTGCTAAACGTGGAGAAGAAACAACCCTTAATCCTGGTGTCAACATCTATCTATCAATGTTTAAACGTGGTATTTACAAATGTAAAACCTGTAAAGCTAAACAATCTAAAATCGAACATGAGGCTAAATGGAAGTTACCTTTGTTTAGAATTAAAAAAGCTGAATATATAAAAGAGTATCAAAGAGAGACTGATGCTGGTGTGTATGCTGTTTATGATAAATTAGATATTATTTACATTGGTCAATCTGCTATACCAGAACAACGTCGTGTAAACCATTTTTCTAAGCACATTAAACCTATGGATAAGTGGCAACCTAAAATCTCTTATGATTTAGCTACAGGTAAGTTAGATAGAAAACATTTATCATTTGATATGATTGAGTATGTTGATGATAAAGATGAACGTATAATAAGAGAAAAATACCATTTAGAACAACATAAACTAGCATTTGGGGATTATCCTAAATACAATTCATATTCTACAGATAGAAAACGTGGACATATAGTAGATAAAAGAAAGGATAGCTAACGAGGTTCCGTTACGTGCTATCCCTTCCTAAAAGAAAAAATATATAAAAATATATACAATAATACAATAGAATCAATGGACTAATTCATGTTGTATGAGTATAAATATATTACTTATCTTCCCATTGCTGAAGGCAAATGACGAATCGTTGTTTGCCATCTGGGAATTCTTTACGCATTATATCTGATGTAACACATCTAGATAAAAAATCGTCTTTCTTTTCGGTTGGTTTAGGATTTGGTAAAGGCATATTCTTGTTTATTTGCTAAAATTGTTTTATCGTTAAAAATACCTTCAACACTAAAGCCTTTTACTGCTCCTGTCTTGATGTATTTGTCCCATATTTCTTCGTTGTTTACTTTATAAACTCCGAACCAACTACCTTTAGGTAAATTGTATCCGTATGAGTTAGATTTGTCATTTTTCTCATCTGCTACTAGCCATGATTCTACTAATGTTAAATCAGCTACTTTTCTATCTGGATCATGTTCTATGTTTACAGAATCAATTAATTTATTTTCCATCAATTTATATGATAGTTTTTTAATACCTGCAGAATCAAAGAATACATAATATTTTTCTCCTTCCTCATCAAATCGAGGTATTAATTTATCTGGTACCATAAGTGGTCCTGCTAATTCCATTTTTTCACCAACCGCACTAAACTCAAATTGACCTTCAGGTATGCCTGCTTCAATTTCAGCTTGTGTTCTTGCTTTAGGATTTGTTTGACCAGCACCTTGTGCTCTAGGTCCTCCTAATAATTCTTCTAGGATCGGGTTTTTGGCAGATCGTTTATTGTTGGTATCATTCCTTTTAAAGAATTTTTGTTGCCAACTATGTCTACAATTGAAACTGCCTTTGTATACGAATATATCGTATGTACTAAATTCTTCATTAGCACCAAATAATGACATATTGTTTATGTCTTCTAATCTGTATAATAAATCTAAATTTAATACTTGTCTACAGAACGTTCTATTTTTAGAATCTCTAGGTCCTGAGTATTTGTATAATACTTTAAATTGCGATGTATCTTGTAATGATCCTTTATCTGGATTTGAATCACTACGTTTTACAGCAAATTCAGCGTATAAGCTGTTGTTAAATTCATCCTCACTAATTTCTAACCACGTGTCATCAATCAATGATGCTTCTGTTTTACCCACGGATTTTAAATTCTTAAGTAATTGTTCTTTTTGGTCATCATCAAACTCATCAAAATGTTTATGCATTTTAACTGGTTCAGATTCCTCTATTTTTTTAAGCATTTTATCTGTTGCTTCAGTATGTGTCTTACAAGGCATATAAACTGTTTCTCCTCCAATTTCATGTTTATGACTACCAGCACATCCTATGTTTCTAGCCATTACTAATGCTTGATTTTCGTCTGCAAATACAGGTATACCATCTATTTCAGCTTGATCAGCAAAACCATATTTTTTATAAATGCGTTCTCTATCTGCTGCTGATTTAGTACCCCATTTCATTTCAGACATAATTACTTCTTTATTAGATTCCTCTAGTAAACCAGCTTGTCTTAATTTCTTCTCTGCCCAAGGTAATGCAGCAGGTCCTCCCCATAATAGATAAGATATATAACCACATGCATTATAATCGCTTCTTTTTATAGCTAAATCGTAATTATCTTTTTGACGTAATAAGAATGACCTCATACGTTTAATTGTTTGAATTGACACGTTCTCACCGTTAGCTAATTGCGTTGCTCTTCGTTTGCCGACAGCGGTACCACATTTATTTTTTATCGCTTTATTACGTTTAATTCCTTGTTCTGCTGCTTTACGAGCTGCTTGAGGGTAATCTTTAAACGTTTTAGCAAAGTTTTGTTTGTTGAAAAATTGAAAATCTAATTCAATAGCTGGTTCTGCAACCAATGCTACTGCATCTATTCCTTCGAATATGTTTTCTTCATCAATGTCTAATTTTATTACTTTCATATTGTTATATTTTAACCGCCTATGGCTCTTCTTGTACTTAATTTAGCTTCTGCTTCTTGTGATGATGTTATATCCCCTGATATTACGTAAGCTTGTACTGCTGTATTGTCTACATTAGTTTCAGGGTTAGTTCCAATGTCTATATTTGCTGATGATATAGTTGGTGCTGAACTAGCTCCACGAGGTAATGTAGGCGCACCACCAACACTTCCTCCACCACTATCACTATTTTTAATTTGTGATATACTTTTAGCTGCTCCAGCAATCGAACCTGCGATACCTAAACCTGCTGATACAGTGTTAATAGTAACCCAAGGTTGACCAGCTGTAATTGGAGATGCTAATACTGCTTTTGCATTCGCAGCTGCTGTACTAGAAATAATTTGTCCTATACTAGCTGCTTGTTGTGCTACTACTGCTGCTATTTGTAATTCCTTACTTTCACCTGCTAATTGACCTAATAATTGTCCAAATTGACCTACTAAACCTATGTATGCTTGTTCTAATTGTGCTTTACCATCAATTTCAGCCATTTTAGCATCGATAGCATCTTGTGCTTCTTGATCAACGATTGCTTTTTGTGTAGCCTTATCGTTTAATGCTGCCTCAGTTTTTATTTGTGAATAGTAATCTCTTACTGCTTGTATTGCTTCTTCATCAGCACCTAATTCTTCTAATTCAGCTAATTTACGTTCTTCATCTAATTCAGCTTTTGCTAATTCAGTTTCTGCATCACGTTCCTGAATCATGTTAAGGAATTCCTGCTTTATATCGTCTATAGTTTTTAATCTATCTACTTCAGCTTGTGCTAAACGTTCTGTTTCAGCCTTTTCCTCATCTAATTTCTTTTGTGCTGCTGCTTCGTCTTCTGCCTTTTGTTTTTCCCTAGCTGCCTTACGTTTTGATCTTCTATCTGCAGCTGCTTTATCACGAATATCTTGTGCAGCCTTAAGTTGTGCTGCTTCAAACGCTGCTGCATCTGCTTCTGCATCTTTTCTTTCCTGACTACCTTCTAATGTTAATGACGTTAGTAAACGTTGTTTTTCACGTTCTATCTCTACAGTCGATTCACCTGCTGCTTTACGTACTTTAAGTTCATTATCAATGTCTTTAACACGTTGTTCAGATGCTTCTTTAGCTGCTTGTGCTGCTTTTTCTTCTGCTGTGGCTGTTAAACCTAATGCTTCACCTACTGATGTAACTAATCCTTTAAAGAATTGGAATACTTTATTTACAGCTTCAAATTTATCTTTTAATGCAACAACTAAACCAACTAACGTTGTAATTGCTAATATAGTTAAACCAATTGGATTTGCTGCTAATATAGCGTTAAATGCTCGTTGTGCTAGATTTAATATTTTTTGTCCTGCAGCAAATACTTTTGCTTTTGTACCTGCTATACTAAAGTTTTTAGCTAATTTACCTACACCTTCAGATACATCTTTTATACCCATACCAAATGCAATTGCATTGGTTGCTTGTGCAGTTAATTTATCAAATTCTTCTGATTCAATACCTAATAGTCCTACGGCACCAGTTAAACCAGCTACAGAACCTGCTACAACTTTAATTGCACCATCTGCTGCTTCTAGTTTTTTATCTAATGTAAATCCTTCAACAGTGGCTTGAGTTGATTTCAGTTCCTTTTCTAGTTTCTGAATATTACCTGCTGCCTTATTAAATGCTGCACTACCAACACCTACTTCCTTAATTTCCTGATTCAGTTCATTAAGTTCCTGTTCTATTTGCTGAATCGTTCTTGATGAAGCTCCAGCATTTACATTAATGTTATAATCTATAGTCTGTGTTGCCATACTAATAAATATTTATTTGAACAAAGCTACCCTTGTTAATAATTTGTTTTTAAATTTTTCATGTCCATTCATGTTATCTATGTCTAATGACAAATAATGCGTTTTAAGCGCTTGATACGTTTTAATACGCAATATCAAACCATCAACAACAACTTTATCGTAATCTGGTAATTGTTTGTTATACACGTCAATATACACATCGTTATATTTTCCTAACCATCCTCTAGAATTAAATCTATTCGATGTATGTCTTTTATATCCGTCTAATTTTATATCCTTATCTACAATTATATCTATTTCTTCATTGTTATAATCGTCAAGCAAACCATGTAAATATAAAGCCAAACTTCCACATATAACGAACTCACCAATTGTTGATTTTAAATGTTTAATTACTTCTCTCATTAGCAATCATCTGTACAAACTCCCCCAAATGATATATTTCCTGTACCTGAATCACTTACTGTTCCGTTTTGTGCACAGAATGTAGCTGAAGCATAATCTTCTACTCTTTCATATCCTGTAGTACCATCACAACAAATAAAGTTAGCTTCATGATAATCACCTGAACTATTACCAAATATTGTAACTGATATACAACCTGAAGGTGATGGTGTAGGAGTTGGTGTTGGAGTAGGTACTGGTGTAGGTGTAGGAGTAGGTGTAGGCGTTGGCACTGGAGTTGGACTCGGTGTTGGCGCTGGAGTATCCACCACATTGTTAAATACTGGATATAATTTTAGTAATTCAACTGTTACTACATCAGGTTCCATTAAATTAAACCCTTTGATTTTGTTAATTCTATATGTTTGATCTTTAATTGTTATACGATCATTTAATCTTATATCTTTATATTCCTCAGGTGTAAAGAATAAATCTAATGTTACTTTCTTACCTTCATTCCAATATAATCCTGCTATATAATTATTCCAATATGATAAATAAGCTGTTTCTGCTACTGCTGTACCAATTCCAAATGATGAATTAGATGCTACAAATGGAGTGTATGTGTTATCAAAATGTAAATTAAATGTATTTAGTAAATTACCTACTGCTGATATATTACTTATTGTAGCATAACCATCATCTTTATTATATGCAGTTGCTCCTGCGCCAGGAGTACCAATCCAAATAGAACCAGATGCTGCTGATGCTAATGAATTACCTGTTAATTTATATCCTATACGTGGTTTAAAGTTAAATGATTTTAGACCTGAATTATCGAATTTATATAAATGTGGTACATAATTTTCTTCTACTGATAAATTATATGTTGGGTTACCATCTGCATCTATAGATCCTGATTGTAACATTGTACCCATAATTACAGGTGCAAAGAATGTTTTAATTTTTCTTTGTCCTTGAGGTATTGTACTATTTGATACTAATTGTACTGTTCCGAATGGTAAGTTAGGTTGGTTATCTTCTGTAAAGACACTAAATCTATCTTTATCACCACTATTGCCTATAAATGTTTCTTTATTTTGTTCTGCTAATGGTGAAGTAACTGATATACGTTCTGCTGTATTGAATTTATCTGTCCAGTTTACATCTCTACCATTTATCATCCATGTATCAAATGGTTCTATCGTTATTGATTTTGGTTGATTATAAGTTGGGAAAGCAACCATGTTAAATTGCTCTAAAAATCCTTTAAATAAATCTAATGTTTTAGTATTACCATCAAATTGTTGAGCCATATCAATATTAGCATTTTCATATGATACAGGTGTTGCTGTAACATTAAAAAATGTATTTGATGTATCATTAATTGCTGCTGCTGTAATATTTGCACTACTAAAATTCTCTACATATAATACTAATTCTAAAGAATCACCTGCTGATAAATTAGGTATGTTAAATGCTCCGGTTTGTATTTCTGTAGATGTACCTGCATTATAAAATCCACTTTGTCCTGTGCTATAATATACGTTTGTTCCTCCGCCTGCAAATCTAACAAATATACCTGCTAAATATTGTGCTTTAAATACTGGCACTGATACATTTATTTCCATAGAAAAATCTACAGAATAATTACCATCTAAAGGACAAATATATCTATAGTTTCCAGCATTAAAGTTAGAACTAGGATCAAAATCAGCTGTTGTTTCTGCTGTTGTTAATAATGGATTTGAACCACCTGGTCCTACTGTAGCTATTGTTTGTGTAGTGATCATTGAACCACTAAATGTTTCGTTTGATGCACCTGCAGATGTAGGACCTAATGTGTCTCTACTTTTAGCTAATACATAAACGTTTTTAAATGCTTCAGATGTTAAATTAGCAAATGAACTTGTATAAGTAAATCCTGCTTGATCTGCTATTACATCTAATAATTCTTTACCTCTAATTGCTGGTAATAATTGTTGATACGCTAATGGTGATCTTTGATTATCAATAGACCCTGTAGTTGTTTCTATACCACTAAATTGTATGAATGGTAATGAACCGGATGCATCTAAACTATAATATGATTCTTCACCATCATTACCATAATCAACTAAAGGATAATATACGGCACCATTTAAAGGTAAATCAGAATTATTTGCTGAACCTGACCAACTACCTGTTATAAATGCTACTGTTAAATTATGATCATAAGCACTAAAATCAGCGTTTGCTATGAAATCACCATCTAATTCACTTGTAAATTGAATGGCTTGGTCTACTACTGTTACTTTATAAGTTATATAACCATCTTCAGATGAGATTACTTCCTGTAATTGCAGGTTTCCTGTTAATACCTCATCTCCATCAATTAGTACTGCAGCACTCACAAAATCATATAATGCAGGAATATTAATAGCTCCTATATCATATGCGTTGTTAAAGAAAGTATTGTTTTTCTTAGTTCCTGGTAAGTCAAATGTTTGCGAACCAACACCAAATAAAACTCCAATTCTGGAATTATCAAATGTTGATATATCTAGACGTAATGGAATATCAGATGTTATGTCTAAATCTGTTACTACGTTATTATTCGTTACTCTTAGTACTATATCTCTCATTATGTTCTGCTTCTAGGTTTATTACTTAATTCATATTGAATTGTTACCTGATAATTCTTTTGTCCTCTAATATTTGTTCTATAGGTAAAATTAGTATTTGTAAGATTAATAGGAATAAATTTATCTTCTACTTGTAAAAACACACTTGGTGATGTAAATAATTCTTGATAATACTCACTTATAGCAGTTATAGGACCACCTGTGTTATTATGATTCCTACCATTATTAAAATTAGTTACACTTATTGGATCACTCGTGATTTGATACTTATAATCTTGATTCATATAGTATTGTGTGAAACCTCTATTATATGCGTCGTATGAACTGATTTGACTATTATAATCAGCATTTACTGCCATAAATTCACTACGCTCATTTATTACAGCATTTTTATTTGTAGGTGTATTTAATCCTATAAAATCCCAAACACCCCATTTATTAATAAAAGCAAAATTACTTCTAGTTTCATATTCACACGGTTCATCTCTAGTATAATAGAATTTATGTTCCTCGCTAGGTCCTACTTTAGCAAACATAACATTCCAATCTGATCCTGTAGCTGGAGATAAAAGTGGAAGATTTCTAGGTGCTGCAGGTAATGTTACAAATGGAATATCTGCTCCTGACCCAGTTTGTGTTAATAAAGGTGTTAATGCATTTAAATCTGCTTCTGACCATTTTACGTCTCCTTTACTTGTAGCAGGTACTCCATTACCAGGTGCATTAATTAATGCAATTTGTATTGCTCTAGTAAGATTATCATTTTCTGCTGATCCAGATATATTATAATATGATAATGTACCTCGATCATTATTTGCTATTGGTTTTAATATATGTGATTTTTCAAGATTATTTTCATCATTTCTTACAAATGAAGGCCAATTAGTTAAAAATAATTTACCTACATTTACTCCTGAATAATCAGGATTACTACCTGTAAAGTTAATTCTACTATCTTGATAATTCCAATTCCATGAACCAAAATTACCTGCTGGTAAAGGAGCTAATGTTGGAATATTTAACCTACTAAAATCATTTAATGTTGGATATATTGAATCAATGTCTCCTATGTTAGATCCTGAAGTTGAATTTATAGTCACTTCCCATGCTTTAGTATTAGGATATCCTCCTACACCTACAACATTATCTGGAAATAAAGGATATGTTATTGATCTTACTCTATCTGATGATGCTGTATAATTATTACATAAATAATATGCTTCAAATATTGGTGGATTAAATGATGATGTTGGTATACCATTTACTCTACAACCATATACGTTACCTATACTTCCTGTAAATGGAGTTGATATTAATATTTCATTTGGTCCTCCTGAACCTGATACATTTGATATGTCAATAATCATTTGTTGATTACTCATATCATAAACTTCTAATGATGCTCTTTGGTCTGCTGATGGAACACCAGTTATAGAAATAACTTCTAAAAGATATTCTCCATTGTTTGTTGATAAATCAGCATTAGTAGAAGCACTATAAGCAAATGAACCTGTACCTCCGTAGCCTCCGGTTGGAAATGCTCCGTTTACTCTTAAATTAACATCTACAAAATCAGCACCGGATGCTTCGTATACAAAGAAGTTTACACTACCTGTTCCTGAATTAGCATATACAGGGGCTGTTGATGAAGATAAAAATTGATTTTCATTCCATGGTTCCCATACTGCTCTATTTAATACTAAGTCACTACCTGATACTGCAGGTGCACCTACTCCTCCTTTACCATTGTATACTGTTACACTTGATGATGGTGAAGTACCATATTCACAACCAAATGTTACTTTAAATTGTTTATATGATTGCATTTCTTTAGGTGAATCTTTACCTATTGATGCTGTAGGATCAGTAATATAAAATGTATCGTCTTCATATAATTGTCCTCTACAAGGTATTGCTACATTAAATATAGCTCCGTCTGCACTATTTTGTCCTTGTCTTAATCTAGATATTAAATTACCATTATGATCTTTTACATCACACAAATATTTAAATTGTGGTTGATTTACATTAGTTGAAATAACGCTATACATTAATTTTGTATATGCGGTATTCATTTGTGTAGGTTCTTGTTGTATAGTTAATGCCATTACCTTCCTATGTTTATGTTAGACATTTCCCATTTCAAATCGTATTGAAATAATTTTTGACTAAATTTATTTGTTTTCCAAGTATATGAAGCGTTTTTAATGTTTATAGGAGCAAACCCGTTTGGTATAACTTGTCTTTCCATATAAAAATCACTTGCATTTAATGGTAAATTTACTATTGCTTCATTTTGAATAAATACAGATGGTGATTCAATTAATTCACTTAACCAATCACTTGTAGCTGTATCTATATAATCAGTTGTTACTGAGAAATCATCTACGTATGTAGTATAATAATCGTTTTTACCACGTGAATTACTGTTAAATAC